CGAGACTATAAATTTTCTTATTGATTGTTTCGGAGCTTCTCTCATGTGGTGGAGTATGTACATCCGTACTTTGACTGGTGTGCAACTTTCTCCACAGGCTCTGATGAAATCTTATTTCGATTATTTCTTTCGGGATGATACAGATTTTGCTAGAAAGTGTGGAGATCGAATCCAGCGGGAGGTGCTTAAAGTACCACCGCTTTTTCTCTACATCTTGGGAGTTGGCCTCATCGTAGGAGCAGTGTACAAGATGACTCGCGTTGGAATGAAAGTACAAAGCGAGCGTGTTCCTGTTCCTATGACAAAGGAAAAAGAAGCGTATTATTACAATGGTGATCCGTTGAATGTGACAACCTTTCCTGCATCCCAAAAGGGTGTATGTACTTCTCTTGAAGCTCTTGCTAAAAGAATTGAAGGAAATGTGTTACATGCCAAGATGGTTGGCATTGATTGTGAGAAAGCTACTGGCTCTCGCATTCTTTGTCGACTTTTTGGTATCGGCGGTTCATATTATGTTACCAACGCACACAGTATTCCGAACTCGGACAATTTCGCAGTGAAAATTGCGACAGGTGTCCTTGGTCGAGGTGTCAAGAGTGAGTATGAGGGTTTGTTTTCGAAAAAGCAAGTCATTTTCCGCAAGGATCTTGATATTGCCCTTCTTTACATTCCCCAAATTCCTCTTCGACCGTCGGTTCTTGAGTATTTTCTCGAGTCTAAACCGACTGGGCGTGTTACTGGATTTTATATCGATCGTGATGAAGCAGGAGCTATCTCTCACCGTATGGTGAATAAGATTGGCTTCCGCTCTTTGACCACGCAAGAGTACCCAGATTTACCCCTGTACTGTGCTGAGGGTGCCCCAGAGATTCCTACTAAACCAGGACTCTGTGGTATGCCTCTCGTTGGCCATGCTGGTGTTAACAAAGCCATTATCGGCATCCATGCTATGGGAGGAGGTTCTTCCTTCTTTAGCAGTGCTTCTAGTGCTGCGGTCGTTATTACCCAATCAGTTCTTAAGGAAATGATTGAAGAATTTGGAATGCCACTCATTTCCCAAGGCAGGCCTCTTTTGGAGGCTCCTGGGCTCAATACCGAATTGCGTGCACTTGATGCGCGTAGTCCTGTTCGCTATATTGAGAGTGGTGTTGCTGATTTGCATGGAACGTTTGTTCGGCACACTTCCCCAACCCGTAGCCGTGTTATCCCTACTCCTATCGCTCCGATTTTGAGCGAATATGGCATTTCGTCTGAGTATGGTGAACCCGTTATGGGAAAGGGAAAATGGCAACCTTGGCGCATTGGCCTTCTAGATCTCACACAACCAGTGTGTGATATGGATTTTGGCATTGCGCGCATGGCATCCGACGGTTTTTTGGCTGATATCCTTTCAGGCATCAATATGTCTGCTTTGAAGACTATGGTGCATCCTTTGGATTTGAAGTCGAATATCAACGGAGTGCCCGGCATTGCTTATCTTGATGGTATCAAGCGCAACACTTCTGCTGGCTTTCCTTTCAATGAGAGCAAGAAGAAGCACTTGGTGCAGATGCCACCAGATGAGGTTCATGCCGATCCGGTTGCCTTTGATGAAGCTGTCAATTTGCGATACGCCGAGATGTTGGGTCGCGCCCTTTCGGGCGAGACTGTTCGGCCTATTTTTACAGCTCATCTTAAGGATGAAGCGGTTTCTGAAAAGAAACGTCAGCTTGGGAAGACTCGCATTTTTGCTGGAGCGCCCGCTGATTGGAGCCTTTTGGTTCGCCGCCTCTTCCTTGGGCATGTTCGTCTCATTCAGAATTTCCGTTACAATTTTGAAACGGGAGTTGGTTTGATTGCCGAATCCGCCGAGTGGACCGTGCTCTACAATTATCTCACCCGTTTTGGGGGAGACCGTATGGTAGCAGGTGACTACAAGGCATTCGACAAGAAGATGCCCCCACTTGTCATTATCGAGGCTTTTCGCATCCTCATTGAGCTTGCTAAGCTCAGTGGGAACTTTTGCGAAGAGGAGATTTTGGCAATGTGGACAGTCGCTTTCG